GGAGTGATTTAAATAATTCGTTATCTGCACTAAACTCAATGCATAGTGGAACATCTAGACCTAGTGGTGCAGTTGTAGGCACAATGTGGCTAGATACAACCAATTCTGGAAGCAACAGTCTGGAAATAAAATTTTTTGATGGCTCAGATGATATTTCATTTGCTACTGTAGATACATCTGCAAACACTATAAACTTTATTGATAGTGCAACACAATCAGATTTAGTGAACGATAGTTCACCTCAACTTGGAGCAGATTTAGATACCAACAGTTTCAATATTAAAATTGATGATGCACATGGAATTAATGATGATGATGGGAACGAATTAATAGTCTTTCAAAAGACTGCATCAGCAGTCAATCAATTTGATATAACAAACTCTGCTACTGGCAACCCTCCAAAGTTACAAGCAACTGGAGGAGATAGTAACATAGATTTAGACCTTGAAGCTAAAGGAACTGGTCATGTGACTATAAGAGGGAACACTAATGCTGGTGCAATTCAGTTTAATTGCGAAAGCAACTCACATGGTCAAATAGTAAAATCACAACCACATTCAGCTAGTGTAACAAATGAGTTATTACTACCAGCTGGAGCTAGTTCAACATTAGTTTCTTTGGTATCTACTGGAACATTAACTAATAAGGTAAATATACCTAGTACAGAAACAGCAACTATATCTACAAGCAAGACCTTAGATTTTGACACATACCAGAACTATATTTTAAGTTTAGGGTCTGGAGCTAATACTTTGGCACAACCAAGCACCGAAGCTGGTAATGTAGGGCAAACTGGTATTATTGTTTTTATACAACCCTCATCTGGAAGTGCTGGAACAGTTAGTCTACATGGTGATTATGAAACTGTAGGAGGTGCTGGGTTAACTTTATCAAGTGCAAATTCAGCTTATGATGTAGTGCCTTATCTGATAAAAGCAGATAATTCTATTCTGTTAGGTTCACCTCAACTGGCGTTTAGTTAATGGTAGCAAATGAAAAATGGTTTACTGGTGCTAGTGCTGGTACTACTGCTGGATTTTATGACCATCAGATAGAACAGAGCTGTAGATTTGATTACGGTGATGATTCAACTTTAAATAGAACAAATTCTTTTTCTGCAATTACTACTTTTACTTTTTCTACTTGGTTTAAAAGAGGAAGATTAGACCCTTATACTGGTGGTCAATATGGATTTGTTTTAAAGTGTGATTCTAATAAAGGTGTAGGTTTTACAGATGGAGACCAGATAACTGTTTTAAATGGTTCTTCTCATGCTATTGGTAGTGCAGTTCATAGAGATACTACTGGATGGGGTCATTTATTATTATCAGTAAATAGTGGAACTGGAACAGCTTTTGTTAATGGAGTATCACAATCATCAAATAGTGGTATGCAATTAGTTGGTGGTGCTGATGGAGAAGCTATTGGAATATGTAATTATGGGACTAATAACTTTGATGGTTTACTAGCAGAGACAGCATTAATAGATGGACAAGCTTTAGCTTACACTTCATTTGCAGAATTTAAAAATGGGGTGCTTATCCCAAAAGATTTAAGTGGACTTACATTTGGTACGCAAGGATTTTTATTAAAATATGAAAATGCAAGTGACCTTGGTAATGACAGCTCGGGCAACAACAATGATTTTACTGGAACAAATATGAGTTCAGATCACCAATCGCTGGACGTACCGACTTTTTCATGATGAAAGGAGTTAAATAGATATGGCAAGTGGAAATTTTAGCACAATGAATCCTTTACATAGCACAAGTACAAATGTTCAATACAGCAATGGAAATTTAACATTTAGTCCTAACAGTAGTTGGAGTACAACTACATTTACAAGAAATAATATGGTTATTCCAAAGGATAAAAAAATATATATGGAAGTACATTGTGATAATCAAAGTGGAGACTATCATATGTTTGGTGTTTCAGCTATTCATGCTCTTCCACTTTCTGCTCAATCTGGTGGCACGGGAACAGTTATGATATATAATGGTAGCACTAGAATTAATGGTACACGCACAGATGGTGTTGTAACTAATCCTTCTCAAGGTGATATAGTTGGAATTGCTATTGATGGTTCTAATAATAAAGTATGGTTTGCAGTAAACAATACATGGCAACTTTCTGGAAACCCTTCTAATGGAACTAATGAACTTGGAACTGTAACTACAAATAGTACAGTTGGTTTTGATATAACCTTTGCTTTTAATCAAAACTCAGCTTCAATATTAACAGCTAATTTTGGACAAGATTCAAGCTTTTCTGGGCAAAAAACAAGTGGTTCTGCAAACGCAAGTGACTCAAATTCGGTGGGAAATTTTTTTTATACACCTCCCACAGATTTTTTAGCATTATCAAGTGCTAACTTATCCATATCAGATGACATAGATCCAGCACAAACTGATGACGACATACCAATCAAGCAATTTAATGCAGTTGCTTATACTGGTAATAGTAGTTCAAGAACAATAACAACAAATATGCAACCAGATTTAGTATGGATTAAATCAAGAAGTAATGCTAACGTTAACGAACTTTATGATAGTACAAGAGGTGCAACAAAAAGATTACAGTCTAATGCCACTAATGCTGAAGATACTAGGTCAAGTGAATTAACTGGTTTTTCTAGTAGTGGTTTTACATTAGGTTCTAGTACATTTGGTGGAACTAATTATAATAGTTATACATATGTTGGGTGGTCGTGGAGAGCAAATGGGGGAACCACAGCTAGTAATACAGATGGAGATGTTACTAGTACGGTTCAAAGCAATACTAAGGCTGGGTTCTCTATAGTTCAATATGTCGGCAATAGAAGTGGTAATGGAACTTCAACTGTTGGACATGGTTTAGGAGGTGTTCCCGATATGTTTATAACAAAACCTACTTCACATTCAGGAAGATGGTATGTTTGGCATAAAGGAATGAGTGGTGCTAGTTATATGTTACAACTCAATTCGGATGGTGCTGAACAAGATAAATCTGCTAACGGAGCTATGTCTTTGCCCACTTCAACTGTTTTTGATATTACTTGGACAGAGGGTTTGGGAGAAAATGGAGAAACACATATTGGTTACTTCTGGAGGTCAATAGAAGGTTACAGTAAGTTTGGAAAATTTGTTGGTAGTGGTTCAGAAACAAATTCACCTTTCATCAATCTAGGGTTCAGACCTAGAATGGTATTTTGTAAAAATATTGGAGCAAGTGAAGCATGGGTGGTAGCAGATACAGCTAGAAGTACATTTAATCCAGTTGATAAAATATTAAAATGGAATAATGCAAATACTGAAGCTTCTGGTGCTACTTATGCTATCGATATAGTTTCTACTGGTTTTAAAATTAGGACTTCATGGGAAGGTTGGAATCAAAATGGTAAAACAATAATCTATGGTGCATGGGGGGACGTACCGACACGCTATGGGAACACCTTCTGATGATTAATATAACAAGGAGATATAAAATATGTGGGGATATGTAAAAGATAACAAAGTTCAGGAGATTATTAAATATCCAAGAACATTTATAGACAAAGAAAACAACATCAAACACCCAAGAGCAATATTTAATACTTGGACTTGGGAACAACTAAACGCAATAGGACTTTATCAAGTTGTTGATAGTGGAAAAAGAGGAAATGATCGTTTTGAATATACATCTCAAGCAACTTATACTTTTAGCACAAAAAATAAAAATATTACTACTAGCTACACAATTACAGAAAAAGCATTAGATGATACTGAAGCAAAAGACGAAGATGGCAAAAATATTTTAGATAATGATGGTGACAAATTAATTAATTATGGTTTAAAAACACAAGCTATAGAGCAAACTAAAAGAACAGCAAATAGCCTTATAAGTCGTTTTAACTGGCTTGTAGAAAGATCAATATATGATAGTAGTAAAACTATACCAGATGCAGTTAAAACTTATGTAGCATCTATTAGAACCGATTGTGAAGAGATTGAAACAGCTATCAAAGGTGCAACAACAATGAAAAAATTTAAAGCATTGTATGATGACGAATACAACGAAGATGGAACAATTAAAACCCAGAACAGAATGGGAAGGTGGACAAATGATAAAACAGTTAAAGAATATATTAGGTAAAATTAAAAATTTATTTAAAAGAAAAAAGAAAAAAAGAGGTAGACCAGCAAAGTTTAGGAGTTATTAGTGACTATAGATCCTTTTCTAGTTTGGAATATAGTATTGTCTTTTATAGTAGTACCCTTTGGGTGGGCGTTTGGAAAAATGTTTGCAGAGGTGAAAAGATTGCAAATTCTTTTAAACAGAACTAGAGAAGATTATGCAACAAAATCTGAACTACAAAACGAAACCAGAGAAATAAAAGATTTGATTCTTAGAATAGAAAACAAGTTAGATAGGTTTATAGAAAAGAATAATGGTTGAACCAGTTACAATCCTTACTGGATTGGCATTAGTTAAGAAAAGTGTCGACTTCGTAAAACAACAGATAGAAACTTGCAACGATATTGGTGATATTATTGGTCATATAGATAAAGCTATGACTGGTGAACAACAATTAATAAAAGCTAGAAATAAATCTGGTGCAGATCCATTTGCGATTGGTACAGTTGCTCAAGAGATAATTGACGTCAAGATAGCCAGAGAAAATTTAAATGAGTTAAAAAATCTTGTGAATTTAAGGTTTGGGCATGGAACATGGGAGTTTATTTTACAAGAAAGAAAAAAAAGAATTGATGCACAAAAACAAGCTATAAAGGAAGAAAAAGCAAGAAGATTAAAAAAACGTCAAGAGATAGAAGAATATATAAAATACGCATTTATAACTATAGCAGTAATATTATTTTTAGGAGTTGCTGTTGCTGTGACTATGAAATTTTTTGTATCAGTTTCACAACCTATACACGCACACGAAATGGAATATGATGATGGTAGCTGTCTTGTTTACAATCCTAAATGGTGGTTAATGTGTTTAAATGAAGGACGAGAAATAACTGATACTGAATTATATTTACAATATAAAAAAGAACAAAATAATTGGATAATAAAAAAAGATTGAACCTATAAAATATATTCTTATAATGGTATTGAAGTAATAATCACATCTTCATTTGATTTGGGGGTTGTATTAAAAATAAATCTGGTATTAAAAATTAATATGATCCCCATAAAAATAAAAATAGTGTAATAAAATGAATTTAGAAAAATTAAAACAAGAAATTAAATTTGAAGAAGGTGTTATGTATGAAATATATAATGACCATTTAGGATATAAAACTTTTGGTATAGGTCATTTGTGCAGACCAACTGATCCAGAGAATGATATGGAAGTAGGAACTGAAATTTCTGAAGAAAGAGTAAATGAATGTTTTGAAAATGATTTAGATATAGCTTTAGGAGATGCTCAAGTTTTTTGCAAAGATATGGACATAGACGAAAACGCACAAGAGTGTATTGTTCACATGGTCTTTCAATTAGGATTAACTAGATTAAATAAATTTGTAAAATTTAAAAAAGCATTACAAGAAAACGATATTCAAGAAGCTATGAATCAAATGAAAGATAGCAAGTGGTATAATCAGACAACTAATAGAGCAAACAGACTAATAGAAAAAATGGGTAAAAGTATATCGAAAGAAAACACATAGGTAAAAGAAATGGCAATAACATCTTTAATAGCACCAGCTACAAAATTAATTGGTAAATTTGTAAAAGACAAAACTAAACAAATGGAATTGGCTCACGAGATCAGCACAATGGCTGAGAAACACAGTCAAGAGTTAGCACTAGCACAAATAAAACTGAACACCGAGGAAGCTAAAGGTAACTGGTTTCAGTCTTCTTGGCGACCTTTAATTGGCTGGATAGCTGGTTTTTCTTTAGGTATAAATTATCTTATTTCACCTATATGTGCTGGTTTTGGTATAAATATTCCTCAAGCTGATATGTCAGTAATAATGCCTTTAATATTAGGTATGCTAGGAATGGGAGGATTGCGTTCCCTAGATAAAATTAAAAAAGTAGATACTAAAGGAAGTGTAGGTAAAAAATAGAAAAAGAAAAAAATGAAACACAAGATATATATACAGATGAGAAACTATTAGGAACAGATAATGCGTGGAGTGATAAAGATAAAGTAGATACAAAAAAAGAAAATAAAAAAACTTTTTATGATGATTTTAATTATGTATATTATAGTAAATAACAAAGGAGATTAATATGCCTTATCATTATGGTAGAGGAACACAATCAAAAGGAATGAAGAAAAAAGGTAAGAAGAAAAAGAAAAAAAATAAAATGAGAATGAAGAGAAGATAATGGTTAAAGTTGCATCAATAAAAAACATCATTAAGGATTTAAAACCTAGACAACAGAAAACTATGCGATCACACGCTAGACACCATAGTTTAAAACACATGAGGTCTATGGCTAATGCAATGAAAAAAGGTGCTACATTTGGTCAGGCTCACACCAAAGCTATGAGGTCAGTAGGCAAATGACTGGTTTCACTACAACTGCTACCATATCGGAACTAATTAACAAAAGACCTATTAAAAGAAAAAGAAAACGATCTAAAACACGCAATAAAAAAGTTTTAAGAGCCACACAGAAACTTTTAAGACTTTCCTAATACTTTTACCCTAAATAAGAAACCCTAGCTGTGTTAAGGCTAGGGTAATTATTATTATTAAGTGATTTATATTTATTAAGGAGAAGATAAATCAATATTAATATAATCCCAAGAGATAAAAAAAACAACTGTCTGTTAAATAGCACACTTAAAATTATTTTATATAATTATGAAAATAAGTGTTGAATAACCTAAAAATTCTGCTAGGTTATTAATAATGAAGATATTTAATAATAATAATAATGAGGATAAAATGATAGAACTTAATATAAATGAAGAAAGTAAACAACAACTAGCAGAAGGTGTATTTTTTGCTAAAGCAACTAAACAAAGGGTGTTAGAGCAAATACAAAGAACTTATATCACTTTAAGTTGTGCTAATAAAGATTTACCAAAAAATATGGAAGGCATTGAGGTAACTCAAATAAATTGTTATGGGGTACAACACCCATATTCAGCTTTTGTAAACTATGATCTTAGTAAAAGAAAAGCAGAGCAAATAAAAACTAGGTGGGAACAAGAGTTAAAAGATAATAACGAAACTTTTGACCCAGACAAACATAGCCAAGTAGTAAACAGAATGTTTACTCAGTATAATGGGGTTACTTGCTGGGAAAAAAGAGATGGCAGTTTAGAAGTTGATATGCCAGACAATATTTGTCACGTTTCTGAAAAAAATATGTGGATTGCTAAATATCATAATGTTGACATTAAGGCTTTGAAAGAATTGATTGAACTTAGAAACGCAGTCAAGGATATGCCAGTTGAAAAACCAGAGCCTAAAAACAAAAAACAAAAGTTATGGGAATCAAAACTAAAAGATCATTTGGATTTTGTTTGGGGGAAAAATTGTCCTAAAAGAATTAACATTGAGGATATGTGGATAGGCAAAAATGGTAGGACTATGATGAAGATTGATAAGACCATTACTTGTGACCCTATATATTGCTATATGAGTGCTACTGGCACAACCTATACTAGAGGTATGTGGACTATTGACGGTAAAGTAGTTAAAGGTATTGAGGTTATGATACTTATGGAAAAAGCAGAGGCAGAATTTAAAATGAATAATAAAATTAGAAAGGAGTTGGCTTAACAGCCAATTCCTATTTAAGGGTTTGACAAAACCTAGAAAATAAATTAGGTTTATAATATGAATAATAATAATAACAAGGAGAAAATAATGAAGAGAAGTTTTAGAAATCAAGATCAAAAGCATAGATATTTTACTAAGCAAATTAAAAGAAGTAAAAGACAACTTTTAAAACAAAACTTTAAATATGATGCTAATAAAATTAATCCTATAAAGATGCAATTTACTTTAGAAGAGTTAGAACAACTTGTTTCAGCCTTACACTTTTCTATAGATAAAGACAAAATTTTAAATGGCAAAATAGAAATGCCAGAAGAGTTTGTTGATAATAGAAGAAAGTTTATGGAAACTTTACAATCTGAAATAGAAAACAAATGGAAAGAAGTTTACAGAAGTGAAGATCAAGACATAGTAAGAAAAAACAAGGAGAGTGCTTAATTGCACTCTTCTCTTAATAATAATAATGAGGAGATAATGATGAGTAAAAAAGATAAACAAGAAATACAAAGATTAAATAGAGTAGTAGAGATACTAGAAGAACGACACGAAATAGCTAGAAAATTACTTTTAGAAAGAGATAAAATTATTCAAAAATATAAAGATAATTTTATTGAGTATTATAAATATGATGAGTTACAAAATAATTATATTAATGTAGTTCAGATTTTAAACAATAAAGAAAAAAAGGAGAGTGCTTAACAGCACTTTCCTACTTAATAATAATAAGGAGAAATAAATGATAATAAACGGAATACAAAGAAAAGTATCTTTAACAATGGCATTTAAAGAAAAGGTTGCTAGTGATATTAGAGTATTAATAGAAGCTGGTCATAATACTTTCGGTAGGCTCAGAAAGAAACTGCCACAGTATGAGGACAATGAAATCAAATCAGCTTTACGATATGCAAAGACTAACGCTATCCAGTCAGCTAAATCAGTAGGCACTAGAATGAACTCAAGATTAGTTATAAGCAGTTATTTAATTGTAAAACCAAAGAGCAAAAAAACTTATGAGGTAATAAAGATATGATAGAAAAAAATATAAATATACAAGTTACCAATATTGAACAAGCATTGAAGTGGATAAAGACTTGTCCATTTCAGTATGCAATTAGTTCAATGCAAGGTGGGTTTTTACATATTAAAATATTTGTACCAACTGATAAATTTATAAATGAGGAGAAATAAATGACCACACAAACAGAACTACAAAGAGCAAGGCAAATAGTAGAACACAATAAAACTTTTGTTTTAGATGCTATAAGCTATAAATACGCAGAACTTTTTAAACTAATAGAAGAGTTTAATCATCTTTCTATAGAAGGTACAGAAACAGAAGAACAAGAAATATCTATAGAAATAAATTATTTACTACATGAGTTAAACATAAAAGAAGATGATGCAAGAAATATGTTTGATGAGTACCAAGTACAAAAAGAGGAGATTTAAATGGGTGGTGTTAAATTTTATAACTTTTGCAGTCAGGATACTGTTAAATTTAAAGTAATTTCAAATACTAAAATAACCTATTATTTTAAACTACATCATATAGACGACAGTATTGGATTGTATGATAATAATATGAACTTAATAAAAGTAATTAAAGGAGAAATATAAAATGAAAAAAGTAAAATATAAATTTTCAATAACACAATTAGAATTTTTTAATGCGATTGAAAGAGCAAAACAAAGAGAAAGCATAAAAGATAGTTTTTATTTAAAGCAATTAGAAGATGACTTAGCAAAAGAAAAATGGGAGAAAGATTTTTGGTACAATAAATATAAAAATCTTAAGAATGAGATAGGCTTATTTTTTCCAAAGAAAGGATTTAACAATGATAGAAACTAGAAAATACTTAAAAGAAATAATTAATTGTAATTTAGACCCAGAAAGAAAAGTACAATTATTATCTGAATTAGTTGAACAAGTAATAGATTACTCAGAGGAATTAAAAAGTTTACAAGATAGACATAATGCAAGAACAAAAAAAATTCTTTCGAGTGGAGGGTAATATGAACAAACACATTTTAAGACATATCTTAAAAAGTACCCCTAAAAGATATACATTTTGGAACACACATTTGCGTTTCAAAATATTAGGAATTTGCTTTTTATTATTTATTATTGTTTGCCTAGCTGGGTGCAGTTCAAAACGAATAGTAGATAGTAGAGGTAAATCATCTGCCAATGTCGAAGGCGACATGAACAGATACCATGATGACTTATATACTTGCGAAGCCTTAGTAAAAGATGAAACAAATTTTTTAGTAGATGCTGGAAAAGTAGTGTATAATTCATTAAGATTTAGAGTGTTATGGCTTTCACCTAAACTTCAAACAAGGAAAGATTATATTGATAATTGTTTGGAAGGTAGGGGTTATAATATCGTAAATAAGTAAATAATAAAGGAGAAAATAATGAATAAAGGAATAATAGCTAAGACATACGACAATAGCAAAAAAAATGAAGAAGGTGTTTTTATAAATAATTATGCTTTTGATCTAACAGATGGAACTAGATTGTATTGCAGAGAAAAATTAGACCCAGTTCCACAACCAAATACAGAAATTAGCTATATAGTTAAAGGAGTAAAAACATCAGCTAATGGAAACCAATACAGCAATGTAGAATCGGTACAAGTGATTGGGGAAAATAGTTCACCAGTTGCAACTACAAATGGTGCTAACGGATTTAAACCTGATAATAATAAAGATAAATTAATTTTTGTAACTGGTGTAGTTGGAAGAGCAATGGGAAGTGGTAATTTTTCAGAAGAAAAGATTGATGTAATTACTGAAAGAGCTATTGCATCTTTTAACAAACATCTTGGCTAATGAAAGATTACAAAAAACTATTTACGAGATATTGGGGGTATGAAGATCTTACCCCTATGTGCTGGGGGTGTAATCAAGCTGTAGGGGTAGATATTCACCACTTGATACCTAAAGGCATGGGTGGAGTAAAAAACAACAGATTAAACAGAATAGACAACTTGTTTTTGTTGTGTAGAAGATGCCACACCACAGCACACAAAGACAAACAAATTAATGAACAATATAAACAAACACTTTTAGAAAAAATTAAATTAAGGGACGCTGGTTTAATATGAAAAAAGAATGGGTGATAAATTTAAAGATGGAATTTAAAACAAGACCAAGTAAGTATGAGGTTGAAAGTAAATTGTTTGATTTATTAAAAGAAGGTTTTACTTTGCGTACTCTGGAAGAACAAGATGATTATATTAGAGCAAAAGAAATAAGGGAAAAGAAAAATGGTTGATATAAAAGAATATGTAGAAAATTGCCTTAAAGAAGAAAAATTAATTATAAAATGTAAATTTACAAAAGCTAAATCAAAAAGAGATTATGTTATAAATATAATTAATATAGATGAAATTGTTAAATGGAGAAAAAGAAACGGAGTAACACAAAAAGAAATGGCAACATCAAATATTTTTGGATTAAGTTTTAGAGGATATCAGGCTATTGAAGAAAAAGAAATTTTACCAGTAATGGCAATTAAAGCTATTAAAAGTAATTCTTTAATAGGTCTTGAATTTGTGGAAGAAGATGCCTAAGAAAAAAGTTATAGAAAAAGATGGTACAAGTAACCATTGGAAACGATTGATACACCATAAATTATGTAGCTTTTGCGATAATGTTGCAGTTCACTATGAGAAGTTTAAATATTACTGTGAGGATTGTTACAAAAAATTACTAAAGAAAGAGAGATAAAATGAACATAAGAAAGATAATAGATTCGTATAAATACGGATTGATTGATGGATTATTTAAAGGTGAAAAAAGCAAAATAACTCATAAAAATAAAAATTATGTAAAAATATATAGAGAAGGGTTTGACTTTGGAGTAACCATAAATCCTAACAGAGTAAAAAATGACTGATATTTATAGCTTACAATTTGACCCACATAAATTATCTCATCAACAAGAGCAGTTGGGTTTAGAATATAGTGATAATGATACAGCACTTGAGATTTTAAAAAAGGAAGAAAAATTGATAGTAGCAGAATTAACACTTCACTATTCAAAAAACATAAAGTATAAAAATACAAGTGAATTACAGAGTTATATACACTCTGACAAAAGATTTAGAGATTTTGTTGATAGATACAGCAAAACTTTAAAAGTAAGGAATCGTTCTAAAGTTAGATACGAAACCTTTAAGACCTTCAGAGAAGATTTAAGGAGTAAATCTATTAATGAGGTACAACTGGCAAAACACAACATTTAATAGAAAGGAGTATGTTATGAGCCAATCACAAAATAAAAAAATATTACAATATCTTAAAGAGGGTAAACCCTTAACACCTATAGATGCTTTACAGAAATTTGGTTGTTTTAGATTGAGTGGCAGAATTTTTGATTTAAGAAAAGATGGCTATGAAATTATTACAACTAATATCACCAAAGGTGGGAAAACTTTTGCTGAATATTCTTTAATAGAGAAGAAATAATGAAAAATTATATTATTTTTTATTTGGGAATAATTTTTTTTACAATAGTAATACAATTATTAGGTGGATTATGATAGAACACTTTAAAAAGTTTGATACTCAAGATAAAAAAAGTATTTTACCATTATCATTTAGTCAATTAACAGAATTTGCATTTAACAGAGAACGCTGGGCGTTAAGAAGAATATTTGGATATGATTTCGACACAAACCCAGCTATGCAAAGAGGAACAGTTGTAGAAAGTGGTTTGAATATGTGGCTGAATGGAACAGATCAAGATGAAGCAGTAGAAAAAATGCTACATGAATATGATGAAGGTTGTTCTAAATTAGTAGGCGATAAGGTTACTGATGAAAGAGAAAATCTTAAACCATTATTTAATGAAGGTGTAGACAGATTAAAAGAGTATGCCTTTAAATGGGATTTAGTGGGGTATCAAAAGAAGGTAGAGATGGATATTCATGGAATACCTTTAGTTGGATATACTGATTTTCAGTTCGAAGATAAATCTTCAAAAGAATCTTTTTACATCGACTTAAAGACCACCCTTCGAAAACCTCATGGCATATCAAATAGTCATGCTATGCAACAAGCTATTTACCAAAAAGGAACTAATGCTAATCAAAAATTATGGTATTTAGTTTGCAAAAAATCTGGAACTGAATTTTATGAATTTAGTTTAGAAGATTATAAAAAACCAATGCAGATATGTGAACACATAGTCAAAGTGATGGGGAACTGGTTATCTAAAGTTGATTCGTTAGATGATGTTAAAAATATATTAATTCCTAATCCTGACGACTGGATATGGAAGGAAGAAGCTGTTTATAAGGCAAGAAAAGAGGTGTGGGGGTATTAATTACCCCTATACCAATAAAAGTATTTAGGTTTAGTGATTATTATGTTAAAATAAAATTAGGAGAATAGTATGAAGTTTATAAGTAAGGAAAGTAAACCACAAGAAAAACTAAAAGCATGGTATTTATTCACAGATGATTTTATTGCTGGAACTATGAGTAATACATCAACTGAAGTGGGGGTTTATATAAGATTACTATGCTGGAACTGGAATAAAAGGTGTCAAGGCATACCAAAAGATAGCAACGCATACTATAGAATAGCAAACTGTATTACAGATGAAGAAAAAAAGGCGTGTGAAACTGTATTAAAACAATTTTTTGTAGAAGTACAAGATCATTATCAAAATGAAAGACAACTGCAAGAATATCTGTTTATTACTAAAAGAATAGAAGCATCTAAGGTAAACGGAAGGCTTGGAGGTAGACCAAAAAAACCTAGCATAGAACCTAAACATAACCTAGACAAAACCCCTCCTACCCCTACCACTACCTCTACCATTAAACCTAAAACCAAGAAGAAGGATAATTTTCCTTTATTTTGGAATAAAATCAATAATAAAGTAAGTAAGGGTATAGCAGAAAAGAATTATAAGCTTTTAGATAAAGAATGGATAGATAGACCTGAAGAGTTAGCAGAAATCTATAATAATTATTTTAATTCAGTGGAAGATAAAAAGTTTGCCAAACAACCAGCCTTTTGGTTGTCAGCTAAAAAGTATGAAGATGAAGAAGCTAAAATAGAAAACAAATCTGGAGAGGTATATCCTTTAAGGTTGAAAATGTTTAAACAAGCTATAAAAGAAAAAGATAAAAGTTCCTTTATACAAAGTTTTGCAAATCAACATTTTCCAGATGTTCAAAGAGCAATAAAGGAAGGAGAACTTTCAAAGGAAGATGCTATAAAATATTTAAATATGGGTAGTAGACTTTGACAGATAGATTTAAGGGAGATGTTCCTAGACAAGATTACACCTTCTATAGTATGAGTAAAAAAAAAAATAATGATGAAAAAGAAAAAGATAAATTTTCAACTGGTAAATGGTTTTTTTGTTGCAAGTG